CGTCAAAAACGCCACCGATTTCGAGTAGCACCGCATGAGAAACGCCCCCGCGATTCACGCGGGGGCGTTCTGCATTTCCGGGCAAGAACGCGCGAGAGCGAGACCGAGCTGTTATTGTCCGTGGTTACGCAGGCCGGACGCGGGCTGACGCCCTGGCAAGCACTCCCCGCCGCCGGCAGAGCACCCGAGAATAGGGTATCCGTGAGTGGCATCCTTTCACGCGTTCGCGCAGGTGTTAGCCGCTTTTTCTCGCCCCGGTCATTCGCCGGGCTCGCCCTGGCCCCCGCCCTGGTCATGGCGGCGCACACGAGCGCGGTCCATACGTACACCGTGCACCGGGGCGACACGCTCCGGGGCATCGCCCAGCGCTACTGCGGGAGCGCGGGCGACTGGGGCTCGCTGGCCCGCGCCAGCGGCATCCGCGACGCCAACGACATCAAGGTCGGCCAGCGGGTGACGCTGGACTGCCACGACGGCAGCGCCCCGCCCGCCGTCCACGGCGGCTCCGACCCGAGCGGGGACCTGTCCCGCGCGCAGGTGGGCCAGCTGTGGCTCGGCGCGGGCGGCCCGGCCTGGGCTGAGTACGACGCCGAGCAGGTCGCGTGGTGCGAGTCCGGCTGGAACACGCATGCCTACAACCCGTCTGGCGCGTCCGGGCTCTGGCAGATTCTCGGCCAGGTGTCGCCCGGCTGGATCTTCGACGCGCGGGTCAACGCCCGCAACGCGGTGATCAAGTTCGACGACGCGGGGCACAGCTTCGCGCCGTGGGTGTGCAGGCCGTAGCGCGAGCACCGACACAAAACACACAAGGGAGAAGACGATGATCGACATGCCGAGGGGGGGCGGCGGGGCGGGGCGGGCGCTGTCCCTCGGGGGGCGGGCCGCGGCCGGGCTGCGGGCGGCGCGCCGGGAGCGCGCCGCCCCCGCGCTGTGGCAGACGGCGCTGCTCGGCGACCGGCCGATGCCGCCGTGGGACGGCCAGACCTGGGACTGGCCGGAGGGCCACCTGGGCGAGTACTTTTTCGGTGACCCGTACGCTTACGACGACGAACCACGCCGTGCCGATGCCGAGCGACAGGCCACTCCGCCCCGATACCCTGACCAAGCCACCCTCGCCAGCCCCGGCCCCCACGACGAGCCGGCCCGCCCTCAGCCACACCCTGGCGACGTTCCAGGACCGGCCAGCCCCGACCCGCACGACGAGTCATGCCCTCCCTCGCCATCCGACGAGGCCGATCGGTTCATCGACGCGATGCGCGCCTACACCGACGCGTTTATAACGGCCATGTCACGACCGGCGCTCGCCCCGGCGGGCGCGAGCGCCGGCTGGTAGCGTCCATCCACGTACGACAGATCCGAACAGACTAGGAAGGCAGTCCATGATCAGGAAGATCACCGCCCTGGCGGGAGCAGCGGTCGCAGCGACGGCGCTCTCGGTCGGCGGCATGGCGGTCGCCAACGCGGCCACCGTCCCCCTCATCAACGTCACGGTCGGCAGCTCTCAAGGCGGCGTCGCCGGATATTACGGGGCCGACGACGGGCACACCCACTTCCGGTACACGCAGGTGCTCGTCACCGCGACGCCGACGCTCAACAACCTGAACGGCACCGGCACCAGCCTCGGCGCGGTCGGCACCGAGCTGTGCGACGAGAACGCCGACGGCGGTGACGGGTACGCGGCGCAGATCGGCCTGTACTGGAACCCCGGCACCGGCAAGTACGGCATCGCCTACGCCTGGGGCGACTTCGCCGCCAACACGTTCGACGACGCCTGCATCGACGCCGGGCTGATCAACCCGAACATCGCGTCGGCGGCCCAGCTGCTCGGCAACATCACCATCCACGCCGGGGACAAGATCCTGGTGGCGGTGTACTACAACCCGAGCGGGCACGGGCACCACGAGCTGCAATTCTCGGCTACGGACGAGACGCAGACGAACGAGCACCGCAGCGCCACCGAGTCCATCCCCACCCAGTCGTTCACTGAGTTCGGCGACGGCGTCGTGTCCGACGCGGCCACCGTCACCGCCGCGCTGAACAACAACCTGGAGACGTTCGGCGACGCCGTGTTCACCTGCTACAGCTGCGCCAAGGCGCTGCCGATCGCGCAGGACGACAAGTACTACTCGATGGGTGACGGCGGTCTCTCGCAGGTGCAGTACGTGAACATCAGCGACCAGCCGGAGATCAGCCCGAACAGCTCGCTGGTGAGCAACGCCTTCACCGTGTTCGAGGGCAGCACGACCCCGTAGTAGCAGGGGTATTGCGCCCGGCTCTCAACTCCGATCTAGAGCCGGGCGCACCGCGCCGATCCGGTCGGCCAGCAGCCTCTCAGGGGTGTGAGGCGCGGCGAGGCCGGGGCGCGGCGATCAAGGGAGCGGTGCTTGTAGGGGCACCGCTCCCTTTCGCGTCCATACTGAGGTGATGGTCGTCACGGCGAAGCACGAGACGATGTTCGACCGCGCCACCGACTGGGTGTCAGCGGCGGTGGGGCGGCCGACCAACATCCTGGTCTGGCTGGTCCTGGTGATCGCGTGGACGGCGCTGGGGCCGTACCTCGCGCAGCACCCGTTCCTGCCCGCCTGGTCGGTGTCCACCGGCTGGAACTTCCCGCTGAACCTGGTCACCACCGTGGCCGAGCTGTTCATCGGGTTCCTGGTGGCGGCGGCGTCCAACCGCTCCGAGCGCAACCTGGAGCTGACCCTGGCCAAGATCAAGGACGTGGAGGACGGGGTGCGCTCCGACCTGGCGGCCAACACGGACCTGACCAGGCAGGTGCACGACCTGACCAAGCAGGTGCACGCGCTGCTGAAGACGGCGCGGGAGGGAGACGGGTCATCATGACGGCGACCAGCGGCAGAGGCCGCATGTGCCAGGGCACCACGGGCACCGGCACCCAGTGCACCAACGACGAGATCGAGGGCCTGGAGTTCTGCCTGCTGCACGTGCCCGACGAGTACCTGGAGGAAGCCGAGGACGTCACCGGCATGCGCCGCTGCCGCTACCGGCTCGGCGCTCCGGACGCCTGCCGCGCCTACGCGGTGGAGGGCGCGGTGGCCGGCGTCTGCAACAAGCACGGCATGGGCTCCGGCAGCGTCGGGATGCGCCTGACCATGCAGCGCACGGTGGAGGGCAAGCTGGGCGAGCGGCTGGCGGGCATCATGGCGGACGGCGGCGAGAAGCTGCTGCGGCCCGACCCGGTCAGCGACCCGCTGTCCGAGCTGATGGAGCTGGCGGCCGAGGTGAAGGCGGTCAAGGAGCTGCTGCGGGCGAAGGTCGCGCCGATGTTCGCCAACGACCAGCTGCGCTACGCCCACAGCAAAGCGGGCGAGCAGCTGCGGATGGAGGTGCTGCTGTACGAGCGCGGGCTGGACCGGCTGGCCCGGCTGCTGCTGGACATCTCCAAGCTGAACATCGCCGAGCGGCTGACCGGCATCCGGAAGCAGACCGCCGACATGATCGAGCGGGCCATCGACGCGGCGCTGGAAGAGTCCGGCGTAGGGTTCGAGGGCAAGCAGGTCGCGCGGGAAGCCGTGCGGCGGCACCTGAAGATCGTGGCGTAAGGGAGCAGACGATGACACTGTGGGTCAGCCGTGACGGGCAGGACGTGACCATCCACGGCAACGTCAACCTGCGGGCGGACGTGCGGGACAGCCGCGTGCAGGAGTGGGCCGTCACCGAGCACGCCGGGCACATGAAGCACTTCTGGTCGCAGCTCGGCCGGGAGATCGAGGCGGCCGACGCCGAGGCGACGCCCGTGCACCCGGACGTCGTGGACGCCGGGCCGGGGCCGAGCAGGATCTGATGGACATCACGATCGGCCTGTCACTGCACGGCGAGGACGACGCCCCGCTCTGGAAGTCCACGGTCAGCAGCAGCGCGAGCGGGCAGGATCTCCGGAACTGCTGCGAGCGCGGGCACCACACCCCCGAGGCAGCCGCGCAGCACGGAGGCGAGATCGCCGCCGCCCGGCTGGCGCAGTGGGCGCGGAGCCTGAAGCCGCCGACGGCCGGGGCCGCCGCCCTGGCTGTCGCCGGGGTCTAGAGGTGGGCCGTCTCGGGCTGCTGCTGTTCGCGATGGCCATCGTCGCGGTCATCACCTGGCTGCTGCTGTCCCCGGCGGCGTAGGTGCCGTACGCCGCGTCCGACGCGGGCGCGCTCGGGCTGCTCGACGCGCGGCTGGCGGCGGTGCCCGACGACCCGCGCGTGCACTGGCGGATGGCCGCCCGGCCCGACCAGCTGCTGCCGCCGCTCGACGACACCTGGCGGGTGCTGTACTGGCAGGGCGGGCGCGGTTGCATCGCGCCGTGGACGCGAATCTGGCTGCCGTTGGAGGGCAGGCACGCTCGCGTGGACGAGCTGGCGGAACGCGGGCTGCCCGTCACGGTGATGACCCGGAACGGCCCGGCGCTGACAGACGGAGCGCCGTTCGCCAAGGGCGTCGCTGAGCTATTCGAGGTGACGACGGACGACGGGCACCGGGTCACGGTGACGGCAGAGCACCGTTTCCTGACGCCGCGAGGATGGCAGCGACTCGCTGACGTGCGCGCCGGACAGCTTCTATCCGCCGGGTCTCCCGTTTCCCCGGCGGCAAGTTCATCGTGCCCGTCATGTTTTCTCGCAGATGCTCGGCGTTCGACGCGAACAGTTGAAGATTCAACGGGTCATTGTCCGACGTGTCCCTGTTCTTGTGATCTACCACCTCTTCAGGGGCCAGATACCGGCCTAGTACCTGTTCCATCACCAGGCGGTGCTGGCGGACGTACCCGAGTGACGTGGCGTTCGGATGACTCGGCGTCTTCACCAGAATGTAACCGGCGTCATCCACGGCGTAGCCACCGCGCCAGAAGTGGTTATGCTCCGGCCGGGCCTTCGCCGGCAGGCGCGGTATCCCCAGTGAACGCATCCTCCGGCGCACTGTTTCCTCGCTCACGCCCATCGAGCCGGCTATCTCCCGGCAGCTCATCGGGATCGCGGCCAGTGACCGCAGGATTCCCTCATCTACGGGAATCGCCGGGCGGCGGGTCTTCGCCACGTGATCCGGAGACAGCTTTTTTCCGCGCATCGCGGCAGCGATCTTCGCCCGGTGCTCCGGAGTTTTCGGTTTGCCCACCTGGTGAGCTTACACGGTGGACGCGGATACGTGCAGTACATCCAGCAGGAACAGGAGTATTCTACGACCTGACAGTGCCAGGAGAGGAGCATTATCTGGCCGAGGGAATCTGGAACCACAACAGCGGCAAGACCCGCTCCGGCGCGCAGGCGCTGGTGGAGATCATCCTGGCCGACACCGCCGGGGACGGCCAGTACGGCATCGTCGCGCCCACCTACCGCGACGCGTGGACCGTCTGCGTCGAGGGAGAATCTGGCCTGCTGGCCGCGCTCGGCACCACGGCGGGCGAGATCAAGCAGGGCACGTCGAAGACGGTGCTGTACGCGCACCGGTCCTACGGCGAGATCGGGCTGAAAAACGGGCACACGATCTTCATCGACTCCGCTGACGACGGCGCGCTGCGGGTGCAGGGCAAGAACCTGAGCGCCGCCTGGTGCTCGGAGATCGGGCTGTGGGAGAAGTGGGACACCGCCTGGAACGAGTCGATCCGCTACGCCGTCCGCAAGGGCGTGTCGGTGGTGCTGGCCGACGGCACCCCGAAGGCGTCGCGGCCCGCCAGGGCGCTGGTCCGCTCGCTGATCCGGAACGAGCCGGAGCACGGCGGGGTGATCGTCCGGCGGCTGCGGACGATCGACAACATCGCCAACCTGTCCCGGTCGTTCTACCGCGCGGTGGTGGGCGCGTCCAAGGGCACCCGGCTGGAGCGCCAGGAGCTTGAGGGCGAGCTGCTCGACGACGTCCCCAACGCGCTGTGGACGCGCGACCAGCTGGAGGCCATCCAGGTGCCGCCCGTGGGCGGCGAGGGCGGCATCGGCTTCCTGCACCGGGCGATCATCGGCGTCGACCCCTCCGACGGCAACGAGACGTCCGACGAGCAGGCGTACACGGTGGCCGGGCTGGGCGGGGACCTGCTCGACACGCTGTACGTCGCCGAGAACTGGGGCGGCCAGGAGGCCCCCGCCGCGTTCGCCCGCCGGGTGATCCTGAAGGCGGTGCAGTGGAGCGCGAAGATCGTGGTGGAGAAGAACCACGGCGGCGAGTGGCTGCGCAGCACCTTCCGCCAGGTGATGAAAGAGCTGGTGCAGTCCGGCCGGGTGCCCGCCGACCGCCAGCCGCCGGTCGTGCTGATCTGGGCGAGCCTGGCCAAGCGGGTCCGCGCCGAGCCGGTGTCGGCGCTGTACGAGCGCGGCGTGGTCCGGCACTGCAAGATGACGGAGATTGACAGCAACGGGAAACCATTTTCGGTTTCTATGATTGAGCTTGAGGACCAGCTTTGCACGTTCACAGCTGCGGCCGGCGAGCGGTCGCCTGACAGACTAGACAGCCTGGTCTGGTCGTGCACCCCGTTCCTGAACAGCAGCTTCGCGGTGCCGGGGCCGGCCGGGCGGCGCGACTGGGCGGCGAAGGCGGAGATGGGCGACTTCGCGCCGGACGGGCCGGCGCTGGGCGAGAGCGCCCGGAAGAAGATCGCCGCCCTGCACGGCGGGCTGATGTCCGACGCCGCCGACAGCTGGAGCCTGGAGGACTTCGCGCCGCAGGACGACCGCGAGCCGGAGAAGATCTCAGGACCGCGCGGGGCGGTGCGGCTGTGGCGCTAGGATGCCGGTACAGGAAGACAGGACCGACAAGGGAGATCGCATGTATGGACTAGGCCATCGCTACTGCCAGAACTGCAACCACGCGGTGCACAGCGGCTACGGCCGGAACTGCTCCGGCTGCGGGACGGGCTTCGGCGAGATGATCATGCTCGACGAGGCGATCGACGGCGGCATGTGGAACCAGGGCGGCCCGTCGATCGGCTTCGACCCCTTCGACGGCCAGATGGCGGTCAACGACGGGCCGATCGGCTTCGAGCCGGGCACCGGCCAGATGGACCTGGACATCGGCGGCATCGACATCCCGATCTGACAAGCCTGTCCAACCCCGCGCCGACGAACTGAGCCAAGCCTAGCCAGCTGACAACCCACGCCAACCCGTGCCGCCCCGCGCCGACGAACCGACCCCTGCCAACCCGCGCCGACAGCCCACGCCCGCCCGCGCCGACGTCCCCAGCCATCACAGCCCTGGCCACGCCGACGTGCCAGCCCTGTCCCTACCCAACCACGCCGACGTGCCTCGCCCGTCCACGCTCCGCCGACATGACGTTCCAAGCCTGCGCTGCCGACTACCCAGTTCCCTGCGCTCCGGGCCGCACCACGCCGACCTGACATTCCAAGCCTGTCCCGCCCTGTCCTTGCCCCTCGACGTACTCATCCGTCACTTGCCTGCCCGCGACCGACGTTCCAAGACTGCCCCTGCCAAGCCCCGCGCCGACTAGCCCGCCCGATCCCGTGCCCGTGCCGACTTGCCCGTCCCCCTCCGCCCAATCCTGCCCGCGCCGACTTCCCACCCCGATCCCAGCCGTACCAAGCCGAAACAGGTCGCGCCGCGCCTGGCGTGGGCGCTAGGCTCTGGTCTCGCGCAAACAAGACAAGGGAGAGAGATCATGACCCGTATCAGCCAGCTGATCGCCGTCGTCGGCGGCATCACGGCCGAGGCCGACGCCAAGGTGGGCGAGCTGCGCGCCCTGGCGGCCAACGAGTCGCTGCTGTCCGGCCTGGAGCAGACGTACGAGCCGCGCAACGAGGACGGCGTCCGGCTGCCGCCCAAGTCGCAGAAGGTCCGGCTGACCGAGGACACGGTGCTGGCGGCGCTCCAGCAGGTGCTCACCCGCAAGTGGGACACCGGCCTGACGCTGGACGCGGCCAACAGCAGCGCGTACGCCAGCGTGCACGTCGGCGGCGAGCGGCTGCTGGAGGGCGTGCCGGTCGGGCACCTGCTCTACCTGGAGCGCGAGCTGGCCGCGCTGCACGCCGTGGTGGCCGGGATGCCGACGCTCGACCAGACCAAGGACTGGACGAGCGACGGCCTGGAGCCGGGCCTGCACAAGTCGGCCCCGGTGGTGACCGCCAGCACGGAGAAGCAGCCGTACAACCACGTGCTGGCCCCGGCGACCCCGCAGCACCCGGCGCAGGTCCAGCTGCTCACGCACGACGAGGTGGTCGGGTACTGGACGAAGGTCACGTTCTCCGGCGCGCTGCACCCCCGGCGCAAGGCGCAGCTGGCCGACCGGATCTCCGAGCTGAAGAACGCGGTGAAGATGGCGCGGGAAGAGGCCAACTCCCAGCAGGCGGAGGACAAGCGCGAGGGGCAGTCGATATTCGAGTGGCTATTGCGCGAGTAGTCATGTAGAGTGGCTGGTGTAAGCCCAGACTCAGCATCAGCCAATGATTCGGCCAGCACAGCGTCAGCTTCGCGGCTTGCAGACTCAGCGTCAGCGCCCGTCACGGGCACGGCAGTGTTACAGGTGAGACGGGGGTTCGAGTCCCTCCGGGTCGGCCACATCGACCCGTCGCTTAGCGGCCAGAGCACACCTCCCGATCAGTCGGACTGCCACGACCCGGCATTCAGCGGGCACAACCGACAAGTAGCGCAGTGGTAGCGCACAGTCCTATGGAGACTGGAGTCGCGGGTTCAAATCCCGCCTCGTCATCGGCCCCCTGGCCAGGCAACGGCCAGGGGGCCACCTCTTTGCCCGCCTGCCTGTTAGCCTCGCTGGCAGGAGGTGCGCATGCCCACAGGCCCTGGCTTCAAGATCGCGGGCGGCGGCCAGGTCGTCGAGCTGCCCGACCTGGCCCCCAAGGGAAGCGAAACCTTTGGCGGACGCAAGGCCCTGATGGGCGCAGAATTGGGAACACAGCTCGATTGGGGGCAGCGGCTGTTCGCCTACTATGGTTCCGGGGATATATTCGATTATGGGACTTGGTCTATCAGAGACTTCAAGACTATGTTCTCGCGCAACGGGCTGTGCGCGGCCATCGCCCAGGCGCTGACCCTCCCCGTCCGTGGCGCTCCCATCAAGATCGACCCGGCCAAGGGCGACACGGGCGAGGCCGAGTTCATCGAGTCGGTGCTGCTGTCGCCTGACGAGGACGGCGGCATGCGGACGCCGATCACCGAGCTGGTCGGCCAGATCACCAGCGCGCAGATCTACCGCCGGGCCTTCTTCGAGAAGGTCTACAAGATCCGCGACGCCGACGAGAAGATCATCTACGACAAGATCGCCTTCCGCCCCGGCGCGACCTGCCAGGCGCGGTTCAACGACCGAACCAGCGAGCCCAACGGGTTCAGGCAGCAGGTCTGGCTGTTCGGCGGCAACCTGATGCTGGCCAAGAACCAGAAGGTGCCGGGGTACGTTGACATCCCCCGGATGCGCTCCTACATCTACACGCACGGCAAGTGGCAGGAGCCGCTGACCGGCGTGTCGGAGATGGAGGTCAGCTACTGGTGCCACCAGACGCAGATGAAGCTGCTCTACCTCTGGTACCACTTCCTGGAGAACCAGGCGCTGCCGCGCACGATCGTCTACGGCGACGACCAGCCGGAGGCCAACGCCCGCGCCGATGACATCGCCGCGCTCAAGTCCAGCGGCGTCGTCGGGCTGATCCGCCCGTCCGAGGGCGGCAAGGCGTTCGAGACGATCGAGTCGGGCGGCAACGCGGGCGAGTTCTTCGCCGGCGCGATGACGTTCCTGGAGAACTGGATGACCAGCTCCGTGCTGGCCGGGTTCCTCCAGCTGACCGGCGCGGTGTCCAAGGGCCGCAGCGGCGGCGGCTCCAGCAGCAGCGGCGGGTCCAACGCCATGTCGCAGGACCAGTCGTCCTACTACCTGAAGTCCCGCACCGGCATCGCCGCCGAGATGGCCGACTCCATCTCGCACGACATCATCCGCCCGCTGATCGTGCTCAACTACGGCAGCCGGGCGGCGTTCCCCAAGTGGTCGTTCGGCCAGATCCAGGACGAGAGCAGCCAGGCGCTGCTCACCCTGTTCGGGCAGATCGTCGCCGCCCCCGCGATGAACATCCCCATCCCGGTGTTCGACCTGATCACCGAGCGGATGGCGGGCATCCTCGGCCTCGACCCGGACGCGGTGAAGACTGCCCTGGTCAGCACCGCCAACCAGCGCGCCGACCAGCTGGCGGGCAACCCGCCCCCCGGCATGCCGCCGGAGGCGGCCGGGCAGCTCGGGGCGCTCCAGGGCCTGGCGAGCGCCGCGCACGGCATC